TACCAACGACGTTAACCGTAGTCGCAGTCAAAACAGCCGTAGTGATACAGCCATTTGAAGACATGAGAACCACATCACCAAAGTAAATACTGGTGCCATGTGCCGTTTGGATCGGAATTTGCCGAGTAGAACCGGAAAAGACCTGTCCGCCCAGCAGATTTACAGGGATTAGCCCGTAGGGTGCTGAAACAGTAGGATAAGCCATTAAGGACTCCTGATATATAAGTTAAGAATTTCCACGCCCAAACGAAACGGCGGATTTCTTCTCACTAAAGAGAGGCATACGCGCATCGTTGGACTGCATAAAGCTGTTATCTACGGCTTTTATCTGATCTGCGGACGCTTTGTTATAGAACGCTGCGCGTTGCTCCATGAATTCTTTAGGAATTTTGCACAGCAGAAGCCCACCAATCTCGATATTGCCTTTAAACTTGCTGTTAGGATCAGAGAACACATGCATGTGCGGTTGCGACTCCGCTTTTACAGGTTCCCAACCTTCACGGAATTTTGCAGACGTATTCGTCGGGTCAAATTGACCCAGCAAAGCTGTCCGTACCCACCTGAACGAATACCCTTCTTCCGGTTGAGGAGTAGGCAGTCCAGTTGGTTGTTCCCAACGCTTTGCGCGTTGAGTTGTTGCACGATCTTCTTGTTCACGCCCAGTACGATTAGTAGCATCAACCATTTGTGTTCTCCAATTTAATTACTTCACGCGCATATGCTTCAGGGGTAAGGCCGAATTTCTTCGCTAGACCCATCTGCGTCTGCGTAAGTCGCACTCTGTTTGGCGCGGTGCTTCGCGTGGCTGGAGCAACTACATTGGCTGCTTTGCGGTTCGCGGGCTTGCCCGTCGATTCCGTTTGATCCCCCTCATAGTATTCAGGGAATCGCTTTCTTATCGTACTGTTCAGTCGGCTGTAATACGCATCGCTACTCGTATCAACGCCTTCCTTGACAAGTTTTTCGTGCAGACCCAGTGCGAGGGCTGTCATCTCCTCATCAACACCAAACCAAGTATTCTTTTGACGCCAAGTTTCTGCCTTGGGATCAACGACTTGCTGTGGTGCTTGTGCCTGTTGATTGCGTTCTACCCCAGTTTCTTGGGTTTGTAAAGTAGGTTTATAACTCTGGTAATCACGGAGTTTGAATTTTGCGTCCGTCATCGCCTCTTGTGCGTCCGCAATTGCGTCAGCATCACCAGCCTCATAAGCCTCTTTTAGCTTCTGTTTGGACGCAGAAAGCTCATCTGTGGCGGTCTTGGTAACCGCACCCATAAGCATTTTCTCGCCAGCGCCTAACTTTTGTTTAAGCTCGTTGTTCTCAGCAATGTATCGCTGGGCTACAGAAACGGCTTCTTCCCGCTCACGCGTGGCTGACTCTTTCGCCCTGCGCTCATCATGCCAGACCTTCTTCATCTGACCCAGACGCTGCTTCACCTTGGTGGAATACTCAGCCAGATCATCCTTCTCTAGCTCATCTACCATTGCTTGCGGCAGCGGCTCCCGGTTACGGTCTGCTACAGGCGTATCATCTACGACCTCAACCTCGACCTCCGGCGTTACCTCCACCTCAACAGTGGAGTCTTCTGCTTCGTCAGGAAACTTATATGCTTCTTCAGCCATTTGATTCTCCTATGCGCGAGCTATGCCACGGGGGTCTTGAACAACACCCTCGACATTGTCGTCGTTGATAAGACGGAATTCCCGCCCATGAATTTTCAGCCGCGACCCGGTATTAGGGCGCACCAAAACAAAATCACCTTCTTTACACCAGCCGCCAGATGGAAACCGAGCCACATCCTTATAACAATCAGGGCCAAGCGCCATGACAAACAACACCGTGGTTAGCCGTTCCTCATAAGTTTTAGTGATGTCGGCCTTCGCAATGCCACTCTCATATTCATCTTTAATTTCAGGAACCATACACAGAACATGAAACCCTGATGGAACTGGCATCTGCTTGGCTTTAACTTCTTCTTGCGGTATCTCACTCATCGTCATCTTTCTCCATTTGTTTTTGCAGGGTTTGGGTTAATTCTTTTGCAAAATCTAATCCCTGAATGATTCCGCAAAGTTTTTGATACTCGCTATAATCTTTCGCAGCACCGCGCCCCAAGTGCTGTTCTATTTCTGTGCGCCGCTCATCAAGTTTTGTTTTGATGTAATCAAATGGCGTGGAGAAACTCATTCAATTGGCTCTTTTGCTTTCTGCTGCGCTTGCATAAGAGATTCTCTTTGCGCTTCTTCCATTCGCTGCTGCCGCTGTTGTTCTATTTGCTCACGATGTTTTGTGTAATCAAGAACTTTGTCTTTAGAATGCCTCGCCATATCAGCGCCAGTCCGATCCTGCGCCATGCTTTGCTGGTGAGTCAGGGATGTCTGGTGCTTCTGAGAATCAGCCATCAGCTTCGCCGCATCTATCTGCTGACGCCCTTGAATCTCAGTCCCTCTAAGCTGAAGCTCTTGCTGTTTAAACGCAATATCAGCTTGGTCTTTTGCTGCTTTACGCTGCACTTCACTTTCTTTAATCTGAATTTCCTTCTGCTGCATCTGCATCAACGGGTCTTGTGCTTGCTGTTGGGCTTGCTGTTGCTGCGCTTCCGCAGTGTTCTTCTGCAAGAGTTTCGCTGCTGCCTGTGCTGCAAGCTGTGACAACTGCACCTCAATCTCAGGCGGCAACGTGCGGTCTTCTGCCTCTATGCCTTCTTCCTGCATCGGGGGTAGTGCGGCTCCAAGTTGTTTCTCAATCTCTTTGCGATATTGGAACGCAACATGCTCCATGACATGCGCCATAGCCGCAGCCTGAATTGCCTGTGCCTGTGGGTTCTGCCCCATAATCTGCATAATCTTGGGGTCATGCATAGCAGCCATATGAACACCCAAGTGGGCCTCATGGTCTTGCAGTAGAAAGGCTTTCACCGGCTTGCCACGCATAATATTCATGTTCTCCGACACTGGATCAACAGGCTTCATATCCTCAGTAGTGGGAACGATCTTCTCCGCATTCTTAACACCTAGCGTCTGAATCATCTGCCGGTGGAGATAGGGCAAGTCATATATCTGCGGAGCGCCAGCAGCTAACTGAAGCACTGCTTGGAATTGAACCACACGTTGGCTCATTGTTGAAGCATTGGGATCGGACACAGGGATGATATCCACCATGTCATAGTCGCTGCGCTTGGCCTTTCTACTACCAACTTCCGGCTCGTAGTCGTATTCTTCTGGAGTGTTGTCACGGATAATTCCCGCAAGCAACTTGAACTCTTGTTTCATCGAATAGTGAATCCGCGCCTGAACCGCGCTCATCACCTTCAACATCCGCTCCAATATTGCCAGCGTAGTCCCAACCGGGGACTGTGCCGACATATCACTTACCTTCAAATCACCTGTAGCCGCGAACCTTTGACCGTCCGCAACGATCTTATCCATCAGCGCAGCCAAGACTTGGCTAGGCTCCTTGTATGGCAGGGGCAATATGTTGTCCCTAATCGCGCCACTCGGCAGATCGACATCACGGAATTCGCCGGGGGAGATGGGGGTGTCATCTCCTTTGATGCGAAGCCCACGCGCCTTTAACCCGCCGGGAAGGTTACTCAATGTGCCAGCATCTACTAGCTGACGAATAAGGGATGTGGCTGCTCTCGCATGTCCACCGATCAGATGTATCAGTCCGAAGTAATAAAACCCAAACCCCGGTATGTATCCGTAATGCACGAAGTGCTGGCGACGGGCTTTAAGTTTGTCATCCTCAAGCCAATTACGCCGTACAGCCAGTATCGTGTTAGTGCCTTTCTCCATTGTTACTACATAAGGCAGGGCTATACCTGTAGCTTCCCCATCCTCGTCTTCATCCGCATAGCCATCCAGATCAAGGTCAACATGCATCTCCAGCAATTGGAAACGGTTATCCACTGATGCTGCAAAGCCTTGATCCTTTGCTTTCTGCTTCTCCACCTCGTCCATTATTACAATAGGGTCACCAAGATCAACATCACGATAGAACCCCGCAACCTGCAACCGGCGTAACTCATTTTTAGTTTTACGCATCCGGTGCGTCACACGTTCTGCGCTTTCCAGATTAGATGTGCCATAAGAAACAATGATGTCTTCCGCAGGGATGTAAACCGCAGTCTGCCGATCCATAGACGGGTCAAAATAAATCTTCTTGAAGGCGTTTCCTGAGAGACACAGACTTAACAAAAGACGTTCATGCTCAGGTCTGTATTCCCGCATGACCTCAGTCAGTTCGTAGTTCATGTCAGCAGCAACGCGGACTGAAGCCTCGTTTTTCTCGATAGTCTCTTTGCCAAGGATCACAGTCTTCACCGGCCCCGCAGCCGGGAATGTCTCCATGATTGTCTCGGATTGGAACTTAACTGCGCTCTCCATTAACAGCGGGTGCGTCACTCCACAAGCGCCCTGCCACGGTTCGCTGCGTTCTTCGTACTTCAAACCAAGGAGCTTCAACCCGTCTACGTAAGTGGTAAGCCACTCTTTACGGGAAGTAATATCGTTTTCATAGTCTTCCAGCAGTTCCCCCGCCAAGGTCGAAAGCTGGCCCTCGTCCATTTCTTCAGCCAGATTGCTATCAAACTCAGACTCGCCGCCCGGTTCTATCTCAATCTCCAGCCCGCCAATCCCAATCTTCACGGACTCAGGGTCTTCAATTTCAATCTCAATATCCGGTTCTTGAGACTCCATCATTCCTACGGGAGCTTGGTACAGTGCTTTATCTATATTGGTAGCCATGTTTTTTCCTTAGTAATACCCCAAACCCTTACGAGATTTAAACCGCTTAACGGCTTCCGGCTCATCTGAGGGCGCTCTTATAAATCCACCTTGTCTGAAACGAAGAAGAGCTTGGCTTGTTGAATCGACCAAGTCATCGTTGTCACCATATGGAAACGCAGCCATCTCCTCGACTACCTCTTCAGCCCAACGGGTGTCTGGACACCAAACCAAGCCAGAGGCGAACATGTCAGATATAGCGTTTACACGGGCAATCTTATCCGAACCCTTGGTGGGCGTGTATTCAGAAACAGGTATACCCATGCTCCGCATCTCGTAAATCAAGGGCGCTCCCGCTGCTTTCTTCTCCACAATCAAGGTGTCTGGGTTCCACTGCTTCCAAAACTCATACGCAGCCCGCTTCAAGTCCGGGAACTCAATGCGCTCCTTGAATGCATCCAAAAGAATCACATTGGCGATGTCTTTACCTTCGTTATTTGTCCGGTAGAAGATGCCCCATGTAGTGCAAGCACTGAAGTCAGCCCTGTTGTGCTTCTCAAATGCTGTGTCCCAAGACTGAATGATGTAATCGCACTTAGGCGCTCTCTCCTCTTCCCAGATGTTCCACATCTCTCGCTTGATGATGGCTCCCTGCTCAGATGTTGGGTTCTGTTGGTACTGAGCTTGCCACTTGGAGACAGGAAGCTCCGCCATGATCGACTCAAGCTCGCTTTTGCTCCAAAATTCAGGCCATAACGGATTGCCAGAAGGCATTAATGCAGGGAATTCAATGACTTCCCATTGATCCCCGCCTCTGGTTGCCGAATGCTCCAGTATCTGACCCGTCAGGTCGCGCTTTGCCCAGCGGGTCATAACCATGACTATGGCTCCACCCGGCTGTAAACGCTGTCTAGGGCCGGATGAATACCATTCAAACGTCTTATCATAGATTTTTGGGTCATTCTGCATGGCTTCTTGCTCAGAATGAGGGTCATCTATGATTAAAAGGTCGGCTCCCTTACCCGTTACAGCGCCGCCAACACCGATAGCGAAGTATTCACCACCCATATGGGTGTTCCATCTACCCGCAGCCTTGGAATCAGCAGACAACTTGGTGTTGAAAACAGCTTGATAATCAGAAGAACTGACAAGGTTCCTCACTTTACGTCCGAATCCGACAGATAACTCCGCAGTGTGTGCCGTTTGGATGATCTTTTTGTCCGGGAACTTACCTAAAAACCACGCTGGCAGGAGAAAAGAGGCGAATTCACTCTTAGTATGGCGTGGAGGCATGTTTATTATCAGCCTCTTCAAGTCTCCACTGGCTACGCGTTCAAACGCGTTAGCCATAACTTGATGATGTTTACCGGGTATGAACGCTGTCCACATGTCCCTGACAAAAGACATGAAGTTTTCTTTGTTCATGTCCTTCTTATGAGACTGGAGCAGCGTGTGTATCTTCCCAATCTCCTTGGAGTTGGGAGGTAATGAAGCAAGGAGCGTCTTGTAACGCTCCAGTTCGTCTCTGGTAAGCATTAAAGCGCAGAGATAGTCTGTACTGATCTATCTTCTATTCTGATGCTCCTGCACTTCTTGCCCCGGATGGAGATCATCCCAGCCTTGTATATCTTATGGACTATACGGTGGATGTTGCCACGAGCCTTAAGGCTTAAGCCTTTTGCAATCTCTTCATACGAGGGCGATACACCATGAATATTGATGTATGCGCGTATGAAGTCATAAACGCGTCGTTGCTGGTCAGTAATCATGCACTCACCTAAATGAATGTTAATGAGAACACTTTACAACATTAGCCGTTTAAACACAACAAACTATAAATTCGCGTTACCCGGCTTTCGCTCCCGCCCCGTTACTGCCCGTTTAAACAGGGCAACGTGCTTTAGTTAAGGTATATCTTAACTAAATGCGTATTCCCAGTTATCCGCTACAAGCGCTACATCCGCTACACGATAGCATCCCCCGTTTAAACGCTATAAGTCCTCACGGGAAAAGTTTCTATTTTTTTATGTAGGGGGGGGGGAGGAGGAAAAGGAAAGTATAGGGGGTAGGTGCTGGGATGAGCAGGATCGAGCGTAAGGGCGGAGGCGAGGAGGTGACAGAAATTCGGGGGGGATGGGGTAGGGTAGGGGTCGTCTAGGCTGGGATAAACCGTGCTGGGGCTGGGCGTTTAAACGCTCCACGATGCCAGCAGGCGCTGCGCTGTGCGCTCCATAGTGCGATGCGGTGCGCGTCATAGAGCGCGTCATAGAGCGCCTCATAGGGGCATCGGACAGGGGCATGTGCCTATATTAGGCATTTCGTCCCCTGTGCAAGCCCTTGATTACTATGCAGATTCCTTGCGGATAGGCACTACATTGCCCAACAACGAGAGGCTGGACTCTAGATCGGCCTTCAGTTGCTCAGTGCTGATCGTCTCGACCTTGCTCTCGACCTTGTCCGTGAACATACCGATGGCTCTCCCCATCATTTCCAGAGCTTTGAGTTTGTCGGCGTCTCTCTTGTCGGTGTCCGCGTGATGTTTAAACTGCTCCATGACAAATCGGCGAGCGGCTACAGCGTCATCCACGATATTCTGGGAAACCCGCTCCCAGACATCGCCGCAGAGCGCCGCTACTCTAGCGTCCCTCATAAGCCTACTCGCCCCCTGAATCACCCTGTGTTCTTTGCCATCCTCCACCGAGTAAGCCGTTCTGTATGCTTCCCTACTGCTCTTCCCTTGCGCGACGAGTGACGCGAAAGAACGCATCTTCGCTGTGATACGACGCGTCTTAGTCCCTCTGATTCGACCATTGACTGAGCGCTTTGGCTTTACAGCACTCGCCAACCGTTCGGCTTCGCCTTTTCTCTCCCCCTCAGTAGCATCGTTCTCTAGCTCCATGCGCGCATCATATTCGGCATCAGTCATAATCATCCTTAATTCACTCTGTTAACCCTCTAAACAGCCAACCGTTTAAACGCCTCACAGCCAGCAGCACAATCTTCGCTCCATAGCGCAGCGCTCTATGAGATTCTATCTGTTCTCCCAGCGCCGCGCCACGAGAACACGCCGCCGTCGCTCTAGTGCCGCGTTTAAACGCGCACCTCGCGCTCATAGTGCGCTCACTGCTGCGCTCATAGCGCCGCTCATTGACCGGATTCAAATCACGATTTCAAGCCGTTTATGCATTTGTGCTAATCGGAATCAAACCGCTTTTGGATTTCACAACCTCGCCGGTTTCCGGGGCATAGCACTATGAGAAAACCACGCCGCTTGTCGTTTAAACGCAACAAAATATTTATTGCCAATTAATCAACGACTTATTGAACTATATTGCAAAATGATATCGTCGATGCTTGCATCGCGTTTAAACGCGTGATATCGTCGGCACCATGCGTTGGGAAACGCGGAAGGCGCAGCAGTCGGACTGGTTGACCACTCCTCCAGAACACCCCGGCTCGTAGCTGCGACGATGTAAGCGCCTAAGTCCGGACGATCTCCGGCGACAAGAATACACAGGTAGCCAGCCCACCTGATAGGCAAAACGGTGCTGGTCGAGCAGAGAGTCCGTCGAGACAAGACTGCCAAGTGTCACTCTCCCTGAATCCGGACGCACTCCGGCAAATCATAGAGTGCCACGCAGTGAGCTAAGGGCAACCGTAAATCACCATAGTAGTGCCGAGAGGCATCGAACGGGGGCGGGCCTGATCCTCACCGCAGAGAGGCCAGATCGCTGGGCAATTAAGCCCCAGCGTGTCTCTCAAAACACATTCACTGAGTGCGTTTTGAGAGTCAATCACGGCTCGCCAACAGGAGAAAGAAAATGAACGACATTCGATTCGACACCGACGCGGCGCTGGACAGCTTCCCCCTCACAGTTGTGGAGGGGTGGTATCAAGATGGTGAGGACGGTAGCGAGGAATACGTTTCCGGATACACCCAGCAGAACGTGGCTGGGTGGCTGGGGGTGTGCTGCCCGACGGGTTACACCGTCGTGCGGGGAAAAGACGAGGTCTTAGCAGCGCTCGTAGCGGCGGGCGTTGCGTTTGAGTATTGCTAGAGCGGGAGGTCACCGGCAACGGTGTGCCTCTCAGGTGTCATTCACAGAGTGATACCTGAGAGTCAATCACGGCTCACAATAGGAGAAATAAAATGAGGGTCAAATTAGTTTATAGCTGTCGCTACACCCAATACAACCCAGAGCTTCGCGCTAATTTCGAGAATTCCGCATGGATTTCGGGTTCTCGTGGACAACATCTCACTATAGAAGGATGCCAGCGCATCCTTCGCAGGACGCACCCCGGTGCGGTGGTGATAAGACGAGAAGCATGGGCTGACAACAGGTAGTGTTCAGCGGGGAGGGGGCAACCCCTCTCCGGTGCATATTGCATCTCACATAGGAGGCTCACCATGAACAAATTCCAGCTTTACATCCGCAACACAGAGCAATTCTCATCCGGCTGGTCATCGCTGGATGAATGGCAGGACATCGGCACCGCGAAGGTGCTGGCACGGCGTAATCGCTCCGAGGACACCTACGGGGACACCACCTATTGGACTGAGCGCGTTGTCGTCCCACGTGAAACCCTCGTGCGCTACGGGGCAAGGGCGGTGGAACGAGCTATCAGCAGCACCCTCACATACTCGCACTGTCGGCACGAGCATGACTGCTGCGGCTGTGTGTTTTATTCGGGGAATGCCACCTACAAGGGTGGCAGGGAATTTCTGGTGCGTGGTAGCGCCAGCCACAACATTTAAATGGAGGCACTATGAACACAAGAGAAGATTGGTTAGGCGGGCTTGTCGATGAACTTCGCCCTGTATTCACAGGGGCTGGCTATCCGCTGCCAGCCCGCATCAGGGTGACCTGCGGTTTTCCCAGTAAGAATGGGCGCAGCGACAAGGCGCGCAGGATCGGTGAGCATTGGTCACCCAAGGCCAGCGATGACCAGACACACGAGATTTCAGTGTCTCCGGTCATAGATGATCCGTTTGAGGCGGCAGCAATTCTGGCACACGAGTTGTGCCATGCCGCGACGGATGGCGATGGGCATCAGGGCCGCTTCCCAAGGGCGGCGCGGGCGCTGTCGCTAGAGGGCAAGCCATCCGCTACTGTGGGTGGCAAGGAATTCCGCGAGACATTCGGGGGATTGATCGACGGGCTGGGGGCGTATCCCCATGCCCGTTTAAACGTCAACAGCAAGAAAACGCAGGGGACGCGCATGATCAAGGCGTCCTGCCCCACCTGCGGATACGTCGTGCGCTTGACGGGTAAGTGGGCTGCGCTTGGCTTGCCCATCTGCCCCTCGGACGGGGCAACTTTTGTATGACAGGCCGAAACACGCGAGAGCGTGTCGCACCGTAACGCGGTGCCTGACGAGGTCAGTAACGCACTAAATTGGAGGCTCGAAAACCATGACAACTGCACAAATCCAGAGGCAACTCTCGCTCATCCCGCAGAGCGTGTTGGTCAACGCGGCGCATTCCCTCGGCATCAAAGAGGGTGTAGTCGGCGTGTCGGCAGACAAAGCCGCCCTCATCTCCTCGTTGGTATTGGCGGTGAACAACGGTCTGATCACCATCGATCAAATCAAAGGCACTACCGGCGCGGCACTGGCAGCACCGGCAGCACCGGCCCCCGCAGGGGACGCTGCCACTCTCGCTCTGGCACGGCGCATCCTTGGCGAAAGTCAGGCGCTCAACGTCTCGACGACGGAGGCAAGGCAGCAGCAAGAGCGCGCAATCGATGCCCGCATCGGCGCTGCGGTGTCGCAGTGCCAAGGCGCGGCGGCTGCGGCGGCGCAGTCTGCTGCTGACTCCATCCAAAAGCTGGAGCGTCAGGTGTCGAGACTGGCACCCCCGGAGGTGGACGTTGCTGCCATACAGCGCAGCATTGACAGCGCCATTGGCGCTGCATTCGGGGCGTTCCGCAAAGACCACGCTGCGGAAGTCGTCGAGGCAGTGGCGTCCAGTCTGCCTCCGGTCACTCGCACAGTGCGGGCTGACAGCGTTTTTCCGGCGGACGCCTGCCAGTATGGGCGCACAAAATTCGGGGCGTTGCAGGTGCAGGTGTGGGACGACGCAGGCGCGCCTGCGGTGGTGGGCGACTACGTGTTCCAACCCAAGCACTTGCACCAAGCACTGCTCGCGCTCGACGGGACGCTGCCGCACAACTGCTGGCTCGCGGGTGAGCGTGGCACTGGCAAGACTGAGTTTGTCACGCAGCTTGCAGCGCGTCTGCTGCGCCGATTGGTGCGCGTCAACTTTGACGAGGCGCTGGAGCGGGCGGACTTTATCGGTGGCAACACCATCGAGAACGGCTCTGTCGTTTGGAAGGGTGGCATCATCACGCAAGCAATCCAGCATCCCGGCACCATAGTGCTGCTGGATGAGGTGGGCTTCGCCCGCCCCACTGCTGTCGCCGTGCTGCACTCGCTCTGTGAGCGCAACCCGAATCGTTCGCTGACGGTGAGCGAGACAGGCCAGCGGATACCAGTCGCATCCGGCGTAGCATTTTTCTGCGCCGATAACTCCAACGGTCACGGCAACACCAGCGGAAATCACAACGGTGTGCTGGAGCAAAACAGCGCGTTCATCGACCGCTTCAGTTACACGCTGCGCTTCGATTACCTCGACGCGCAGAGTGAGTCGGCATTGATTAGCACCCGCACCGGGCTGTCTGCTGCTGCGGCTGAAATCATCGTCGGCTTTGCGACGGTGGCAAGGCAGAAAGCAGCGGCGGGGCTGCTGAATCAGCCCCCTTCACTGCGTCAGTTGTTCGCGCTGGCGGACGCGGTGCGTAAGGGGTTGCCACTCGATGTGGCTTTCGAGAACGCAGTTGTGAATAAATTCCACAGCGACTGCGCTCCTGAACTGTTGGGCTGTTTCGCGGCGACCTTTGACGAGGCGTCGTTTAAACAGGCACTTGTAGGTTAAGTGCTTGTTTTTATTCAATTAAAATAGGAGGCTCCATCATGTTAGGCATCAATGTGAAACGCGGTATTGAATCCACCTTTGACAGGGTGTATCGCAGCACAAACAACCGTTTCCAGAAAATCCGCTGCACGTGGAGCGGCACTACGGCGGGCATTCACTACCGGGGCGGCATCTGCACTGTGATATTCCCTGCCATCGGTGACACGGCGGACATCAGCACTGCCGAATTCAACCGGCTCGTTGGGTATGCGCTCCACGAGTTGGGTCACGCGTGGTTCACCACCGCGAAACATTGGGATGACGCGGTGCGCGAGGCTGGCGCTGACGGGCCGCTGCTGCACAATCTGATCAACGGTTTGGAAGACCCGCGCATCGAGTTGTGCGTGATCCGCAGCGGATACGCTGCAAACGCCCGCCCCTTGTTTGAGTCACTGACGAATCACCTGCTGTCGAAGGGCAAGCCGGGTGACTACGTCAACCCTGACGATCTCAAGAACGTCGCCTTCCAACTGGCGATAGAGGGTAGGCGTTTAAACGGGTATGGCATCTCGGTCAAGTCTGTATGGGGACGCAGCAGGTATGCCGCCGCGATCAACGCCGCGCTGCAATCGGCGCACGTAGCAATCAGCACTGAGCAGATTGTGCTGGTCGCGCAGCGTCTGCTGTTGGCGCTGAAGCAGATCGCACCGCAGCCGCCGCAACCACCACAGCCGCCGGAGGAGGGCGAGGGTGAGGGTGAAGGCGAAGCGGAAGGTGAGGGCGAGGGCGAAGAGAAGGGCAAGGGTGAAGGTGAAGGTGAAGGCGAGGGTGAAGGTGAAGGTGAGGGTGAAGGTGAGGGTGAAGGTGAAGGCGAGGGTGAAGGTGAGGGTGAGGGTGAAGGTGAGGGTGAAGGTGAAGGTGAAGGTGAGGGTGAAGGCGAGGGTGAAGGCGAGGGTGAGGGTGAGGGTGGCAACGACCAGCAGCGCAACTTCGATGTGGCAAAAACCATCAGCGAAGACTCCGCCAGCAAGGTAGACACCCGCGCATTCCCCAACGAAGGGCGCATCCAGCGCACAAAAATAGTATTCAACACATAGGAGAATCGAAATGGATATCACCCTGAGTGGCAAAGCAGATCGAGAAAGTGAATACGCTCAAGTCGCAAACACCCCCATCGCGGGGGTGGGCGCGACGAAGGTCGCGCTGCGTCGTCTACTTGCAACGACGAATCAAACCGGCTGGTCGCGCCGCGAGGAATCGGGGCGGCTGGATCGGCGGGCGCTGACGCGGTTCGCTGTCGGTGATGCGAACATCTTCGCACGGCGCGATCATAAAGTATCGACCACCTCGGTGGTGCAGATACTGATAGACGCATCAGGTAGCACTGATGACCCTGTTGAAAAGGGTGTGAGAAAGTCACGCATTGAAGTATTCGGTGAGGTCGCCACGCACCTATCGAAAATACTCGACGAGTGCGGCGTGACGCTGGGCATCACTGCATTCTGGGGTCAGGCGCTGACGCTCGGTCACAATGGCGCGCAGAACGAGGACGTTACCTTCGTCGATGTCAAAGGGTATCGCCAGTCGCTGCGCTCTAGCAAGGCTGCGATAGCCGCGATCAAGCGGATTGCCTCTGGTGCCACGCCAGACTACACCGCTCTCAAGATTGTTCTGCTGGAATTGGCAGCGCAAAAAGAGCAGCGCAAGGTCTTGTTCTTCCTGACTGATGTAGACAACTACAACGCGAGGGGAGCGCAGCATCTCGATGAGTTGGCGCGAAAGCTGGGAGTAACTATCATCGGCATAGGCGTGGGCAATGCCGACATCACCAAATGTTTCGCCCATTCAGCAAATGTAAAATCAGTCGCAGAAGTTTTCACGCAGTCGTTCAACAAGCTGTTATTCGCAGTTAAATAAACACTCCCCCCTTATGGGGGGTAACGGAGGCTCCAAATGGAAATCAAGATATGCACTAAGAATTTACCGAAACTCGACGCGGCTCTCGCAGCAGTAAACGGCAAAGCGAAAGACCACACCTACAGCGGGTATGATCTGCTCGCGGTGTCAGCAGCAGCAGAGGCGTATGCACTAAGCATACTGAAGAACCAGCGGTGGGTAGTGCTGGCGCAGTGGGAAAGCGAAAGCGGCTCTGCCGTTTCAAACTCCTACAAATACAGCCGCATCAGCACAATTGTCCGCATCAAGCGCGGCAAGAGCGGCTGGTATCTCGTCGATGCAAAGGCATCAACACTGTATTCCAAGGGCGGCACATCGCACTTGATTTTAACGGTGGTGCAAGCGGCTCATGCCGCTAGTCTCGCGGCACAACGATACGTGGTGAAAGGCTCAAATGGAACATAAAATCTTATGGATTGGCAATGATGGACTGTGGGTTTTTGATGGGCGGAGATGGAGCAAGGTTGCTCCCTCTGCTACGTTTAAACGGCTAGTGACTCGGAGGGTATGGAAATGAAATACACAGTGCAAATCGAGGTGAGCAGGAAGGTCATGCTCGATTATTGGGGGCATCCGTGTCAGGAAGCTGTCGCTGATTGCCCCTCGTGCAAGGCATGGAGGCGGTGGAAAAAGACGAAGAAACTCACGGTGACAACGTCTGAAGAAAACACACTTAAAATTTTACTTTTGGCATAGGGGTTTACAATGAAAACAGGTGACATCATGGTCTTTTTTGTTTCTACAATTCTTGTGATTTTATTCATCATTCCGGAGGAAGTATGGGCAATAATTTAAATGATCTGTGCGTGAAAATTCAAGAGATCACAAAAGAAAGGTTGGAGGAAAGCCCGCTAGACGTGTTCGGGCTTTTCCTCACTCTGGCTGGATTCATCGCAGCGGACGCTTGCCATCAACAGGAAGACGCCGCTCACGCGGAGAGCGCAGCCGCTAATATATTTGCGGAGGCGCTCCATTTCAGATTCAATTCAAAAGCCAAAACCATGCATTAGAAATAATCGTTGCACTCTTTGTAGCTGCCGGTGGTTTTCTCATACGTGAGCAATGTCTCGCCCACTTGACCAACCCATCGGTATCTACATTTCCATACCGCTATCTGCGTGTCGTTCTTCAGACGATGCACAGTTAAGCCGCAGTCCGCTTTCGCCCACCATGCCATGCTCCCTGAGATCGCCATCCCATCAGGTCGAGGAAGGTCTGCTCCACTCCGCAGCATCTTTGCCGGGTGAGCCACAAACCACACATGCACCCCACTGTTCTTTGCAAACTGCTGCACCCGAGTCAGCATGTTGCTGATTGCCTCAGTCTCTGAAGCGCCCCTTTCCATTTCGATGTAGTTGTATGGATCAATCACCAGTCCCCGTATACCCATCCGCGCTACAGAGATACGCGCCCTTTCAATTATGCTATCGGCATTCGCAGGGTTACTAGACTCAGAGGTCAGGAACACAAAATGATCCTGCACCCACGCGTATGCCTGTTTAAACTCGTCCTCGCTCATCCGGTCTTTGCCTTCAAAGAACCGCTTGTTTGAATAGAGTTCAATCAGTCGCGCTATATGAATCTCAGGGGCGTTCTCAAACGAACACAGTGCAAATTTCCAGTCCTTATCCCGCGCCAGATTGACCATGATCTGATCGACGAAGTTCGACTTACCTGAAGAGGGATAACCGGTGACCACGGTGAGTTGTCCCGGCACCACGGTGTAAATCTGATCCACGGACTTATACCCGGTGCTTTCTCCCGTCCCTGTCCCCTTGTTCCATAGGTCGTTTAAACGGGCAGAGAAGTCCTTTGCAGAGCTAATCCCTTGGACTGGATACGGTTCGGCTTTGTCGATGGCATCGGTAACTGCGGCTCCACCGTCCCGCAGGAACAGTTCGTTGAAGTCCTTGCAGTCCGCCAGTTTGACCAGCTTGCACCTGTCTTTGCCGATCCTGCGTGATAGTTCCTCTGCTAGGGCATGTCCCGGCGAGTCGTTGTCCGTGGCGATGATGACCCAAGGGGCTTTGGTCAGCGTCTCAAATGCGTCCCAGACGAAGCTGAAGCGTTTGTCGTCGCTGGGTGACACCTTGCCCTCAACTACCTTCAATGGAGCGCCCATAGGCACACTGAGAGCGTTTGGAACCCCTATTTCCATCAGCGTCAGACAGTCTATCTCCCCCTCGACGATCACAATGGGCTTGTCGGGGACAATGGAGTCCAGATTGAAGAAGCTGTGCGCTCCACCAGTCTCCTGCGTGAATTCTTTCTCACCGATGTTGCGATACTTTGCTGACACCAGTTGACCGCCCTTGTAGTACGGAAAACCGATGCACTCGGCGGTGCGGTTCGTCTTTGCAAACCACCTGTCGGCGGCGAAGAGTTTGGCGGTTACCGCTGTCTCTTTACTAATCCCACGACCAGACAAGAATTTTAAGTGCTGCTCCATTAGTTCATTCAGCACAACCTTCGACGAAGGCACTGCCGACACCACGGCTGACGCGGACATAGAGAACCCCTTTTCTGTTTTGTATGCGCCCTCGGCTCCACAGTGAAAACATGAGTAGAGCAGAAGATCGTTACTGCGTTTGACTGAAAGTTCTTTGCGGCTGGATTTCTTGCGGAGCGGACTGCACTCAGGACAGACCGTCCTGTATTCGCCGGTCTGAGGAACAGACGCGGCGATTGATTCTAGATTCATTTGAGCCTCTGTAATCTATTTTTTTTGAGAGATATTCTTCTTGAGAGAGTGGTCGGAATTTCTGCTGAATGACCTGTTGGCGGATGCGGATTTCACGCGGAGATTCCCGGTGGCGTTTGATCCGCCTTTGCTTAACGCGGTGACATGGTCAACATCGTTTCCATCACCCTTTTTCACTGCTCCTTTTTTGACCATCGCAGCCCGCGCTGTGTTTCGCTCTGCTCTGTTCTTTAATTGCTCAGGCTTGCCTTGGTAGTTTTCGTATTCCTTTTTATACGGTCTTTGTTTGTTCACGTATGGCATTGTCTGTCCTTAGTTAACTCCGGAGGTTCAGTGTATCTCCGGAGGTATCTATCTTACTCCGGAGAAGGGCTTTATATAAGGTCTTATAATCATCACCTGAAAAACAAAGCAAGGAAACGAAGGCGAATCCCCCCCTCCCCCCTTACGTTTAAGAGAGAAGGCTGTCCCATGTTGCTTGCGCTCAAGACAGAAGGTCAAAAAAGGAAGGAAAGAAAAAGCTGGAAAGCCCGTCAGACGTTCTAGCTTTTTCTCTCGTCCTGTACTATTCAAATCTAGCGAATTCCCCTTGCAACATTTTTGCTATTTCGCAATAGGCTGCATGTGCTTCTTCTGCTGTGCTGAAATACTTTGAACGGTATTTTTTTCCAAGGAAATAAACAGAACCCCTATATGGTTTTTGCATATTCCTATCCTTCCTTTTTTCTACCCCTTTGAAACCTATACTGTTGTTTTTGTTTTTTTTCCTATTTCTTGCGTTTTCATAACGAGTGCAAATACGAAGATTTGTGCGCTTGTTATTAAGTCCGTTCCCATCTATGTGATCCACTTCTCGCGGGTCGCCATGAGCCAATCCGCAAAGAAACCGATGCATAAGGATTTTTTTCCCAAAATGGCTTCTTGTAGTAGTTGTAGCGTATTTGATAGTCTGCCGCATCACCATCCATCTATAGACGGATACCAGTTCTGCATCAGCATCATCAATCTCAACCGACAGACCAGACTTCCCAAGTGCGATGAACATAAAAAGAAACCCTTCGTTGGATGGGCTGCGGGTAGCAATCGGGAATGTTGAGAGAGTAAACAAACCGAACCACGACCCACCCAACGAAGGGCGCTCCCTGCTATTTTCGCTCGCTACAAGCGCCCCTGTCTTTTTCACAGGTGACAAAGTATAGACTGGGTTTAAAAATAAATGCAACCAAGTTTCCCAGATTTTCGCTTCTGTTGACACCCTGACAATTTTAAGCTAACTTCGTCCGGCGAAGTTAGCTTAATTCCTGCCCGTTTAAACGCAGCACTCTGGCTTGCCTCATATCGAGGAAGGCATTAGTCCTGACTGCCAACCCCCCGTTTATCGTTGCCTGAGTCTCTGTTGTGGACAACCTGACATCCACGACCAGCCTTCCGTCTGGCTCTGATATTTTTTGAGACAGCAGGATATCTTCGTCCACCAAGTACAGAAACCCGATGCAAGGCACACCCAGCGAACTCGCAATAGTGATTGCGTTCTGCACCTTTGCCCATGTAACAAGCCACTCGCACTTGAATGTAGTGTTGAACTGTTCCAGCGTGAGTTTGTATCGGCATTTTGTCTCGACGATTGCTTTCATTTCCCCATATTTGACTAGCACTGCATCAACCGTTGCGGGAGAATTTTTAGGAGTTTCGATGTATCGAAGTTTGAATTTCTCTTCAACCCACCTAGCCATTCGCCTCTCATGCGCCAAAGATTTCTGCCCCAGCGGGGAATTGATATCCATCATTTACCCCTTTTCATAGCCAACATCTCATTGCGAAGCAAGTGATACGCAGCCTCGCCCCGCTTAAGTTTGATCTTCTCCAGATACTCCGCCTTGCCGCGCAGCGACATCGCAAGTCGAGCCTCACATTCCAACCGCCAAGCCTCGCATTCGTTGCAGACCACCCTGCCATCTCGCAGCGTGACCGGCTTCTCAGTGACCAGCAGACATCCTAGACAATCCATATACCCCCCCTGTAAAATCCCGACATGCGGGATGAAATGAGCCTCTACCCGTTGGCTGTGACCCGGTGTCCAGCCTCAAGCGCCCTCCAGCCCCCTCGCTGCGAGGGCGTTTGTCTTTGTGGGGCTTACCCCCATCTAGCCATTGGAACGCTGTACGCCCCATCCTGACGAGCCACAGCCCTATGTTCTACCAGTATCTCCGTGCGGGGATTCTCTTTGTCCACCCCGCCCCAGTAAATGTGCTTCTCTTTAACCTGCCTGTCGTTTAAATAAGCGTGTCCTTGCAGAAGGTCGAGGATCAAGGATTCATCCAGATCAGGTCGGCGGCTGGCATACCAGATGGTCATCGTCACAGAGACATCCCCTTCCAGTAGCTCACCTGATGAGTCACCCACTTGCTGTTTAAACATATCAACGTAGTTCAATGCCTTCGCAGATTTAATCATCCGAGACATCCCACCATAGCGGACGATGCGCCGGGAGTTCGCTTTCGACGCTGGCTCTCCAAATATTTTAAATATTTTGAATGAAAGTGCTTGCATTGGCTTAATGATAGCAGTAGTATTTCTTTTCATCAACGGAGGCTCCTGAATGAAGATCACTAATAATCACAATGTTCCCGCAACACTGGTAGCGCTGGCATCGACAGACTACTACAGTAAAGGCAAGGCTGACTACTCAGTCACGGAATTAATCAGTCCGCCGCGAGTCCAGCGGCTGCGACGCAAGCACCACGAAGAGATGGAGCAGGACGTATCAGGGATGCTCTGGCAGTTACTCGGCACAGCCTTGCATGTAGTGGCAGAGCGCGGTCGGGCAGAGGGTTACACCACCGAAGAGCGGCTCCATACCACCATCAACGGGGTGTCGCTGTCTGGCGCGATTGATCTACAGCAGGACGTAGGTCATGGGCTGATCCTCGGTGACTACAAGTTCACCAGCGCGTGGGCTGTGCGACAGGAGAAGCCTGAGTGGGAGCAACAGTTGAATATGTATGCATGGCTGGTCAGGCGTGAGAAGAAGCGCGAGATAGCCGGTCTACAGATCGTGGCATTGATTCGGGATTGGAACCGCCGCGAGGCAATGGCAAAGCCAGACTACCCGCAAGCACCAATCCACATGGTGAACCTGCCTATATGGACGCAGGAGCGGACAGAGGAATACATCCTGTCGCGCATTGCTAGTCACGATGATGGCAAGGTGGCGATTGACATGGAGGAAGACCTGCCGCTATGCACTGACGATGACCGCTGGATACGCAGCACGACGTATGCGGTAAAGAAAGCTGGGAGGAAGACAGCTATCAAGCTGTATGACGATGAAGCAGAAGCCGCCGCCAGAGCGGTAATCGAGAAGGGGTTTGTAGAGGTAAGAGTTGGAGAGGCAATACGTTGCACGGGTAATTTCTGCGGAGTATCGCAGTGGTGTAGTCAATATCAAAACTCAATCAAGGAGCAGGGCGATGAGTAATGTATTTAAGAAGTTGCAGGATGCGCGGGTAAGGCTGCAAAAGACGGAGTTGAGCAAGAGCGGGCGGAACAAGTTCGCTGGCTACGAGTATTTTGAGTTGGGAGATTTTATCCCAGCGGTGCAGCAGATTTGTAACGACGTTGGTTTGTGCGGGGTTATCAGCTACACAACAAGTATTGCATCGTTGACGCTGCACGACACAGATGGAGAAGGGTTCGTTGTATTCGACAGCCCCATGTCCACGGCGGCGTTGAAGGGTTGCCACGAAGTGCAGAACCTCGGCGCGGTGCAGTCATACCTACGGCGCTATCTGTGGATGACTGCGTTTGAGATCGTCGAGCATGACGGGTTGGATGCGCCTACAGGGGGCGAAGCGCCTGTGCAGAAAAAGGTTGAAGTGAAAGCTACGCCGAAGGTCGAGGTTAAGGCTACGCCGAAGGCAGATGTAGCGTTTGACGCTGAAACATTCAAGGCGGTGATGCTTGATTGGGGTAAAGAGGCTACATCCACTGGCGGGCTGTCTAGTTTGTGGAAAGAGAATCTCCAGCAGCTTGGATTGCTGGAGAAGCAAGACGCAGCAGGGTTTGAAGAGTTGAAAGAGAAGTTTCGTGAAATTAAAAACAAACTGAAAGAGGTGAAGTAATGGCTGAGAATACCCCGTATGTGAACAAACCTAACTTTGGATCACTGTTCGCAACCAAGGTGAAGAACACCCCCAAGTCGCCGGATTATTTTGGTGACATTGTGATTGATTTGAAGACCGTGAAAGCGGTTGATGGGCTGGTCACGATCAAGTTGAGCGGGTGGAAGAAAGAAGCACCTAGTGGTAGCCGGTATTTGTCGTTGTCGGTAAACACGTTTGAAAAAGATGGAGCGAAGAAAGCTCCCGCCGCTGACGATGATGAAGACCTTCCGTTCTGATGGAAACTCTTCAATTTGAGGCGGTGAAGGTGGCGTTGAAGCAGGACGCCACCGGCTACGTGCTGACGTTGAAGGTGCATCCCGATGAAATCCCAGACGAGTTGATGCGGGATTTTGTCGGGACTCGCTACGTTATTGTTGCTGCCCGTTTAAACGACGATGAGACGCCTGTTTCTGTCAATAATCGGGTTACAAGGGCAGGGATGCTTTGTCGGGATTCTCGGTTCCATAAATGGCTGGACAGTAAAGACTTTGAAGCAATGCATACTGAGCAATCTGCGACAAATTGGCTCCATGATCGATGTGGGATTGATTCTCGCACTGAGTTGAATGGCAACAAGATCGCTCAGATTAAGTTTGACAAGATTGTTAAAGAGTTTGAAGGGAGTAAATATTATGAGTCGTTTTAAAACAGTGTATCCGCAGATGTTCTATCTGCCGCTGGGAGAGCGGGCTAACGTCCGCGTGTTTGCGAAAAAGAATCTGATGCCGGTATCGCAACTGGTGCGTGAGGCTTGCAAGATGCGTATGGCGGGAGAAGGGAATTATCAAAAAGGATATGACGATGCTCTGGACGAAGTGATGAAGAAAATCAAAGGGTCGATGGCTGGACAGATGAAATTCCCCAGCGGCGTATCTTTTTCTGACATGCTTTGCGATGAAATTATCACTATGAAAAGAGGGAACTAAAATGATTGAATTTACCAAACGCGGCCCACTACCCACTGCAAGTGCGCGAGTTTATACATTGCTTGGGATTACTTATCTGCCGCACTACTCTAAGCCATGTTACGTTGGCCCCGGCTATGGCTTTGTTCGTGATCGGAAGTATACCGAAGCACAGATGTATCACGCGACGAAAGAGTTTTCGATAGATGAGTTGTTGTTGGCGGGGGCCGTTCCTGAACAAAAGGTTCTCTGGCTTGGCGAGGATAATTCTGCATCCTTGCGCGTGTGCTTAGAGACTAACGAATAGGAGGATGTATGGGACTCATGGAGCGGAAGAGGGAAGAGGCGGAGCGCGTGATGAAGCTAGATTACAAATGCGCCACTTATAAACAATACAGAGAATGGCGTGAGTCAGCGCGCAACATCCCCCCATCATACTCTGCATGGTTTTGCACAGACTGCACCCCTGCTTATCAAAAAGAAATGATAGCGCAAGGGAAGTGTGTAAGACCTGAGATCAGGTTTAAGTTAGACGAAGACGGGGGACACGCGGGATACGTTCCGTTTCTTACAAACGCTAGGAGTTTATCTACATGAGCGATACAGGTCGATGGAAAAACGGATATGAAGCCGCAGCGGAAGCACAAGCCGACGCTGCGGATATTAACTCGCTCCACAACGCCTGCACGTTCCGCGAAAATTGCAGGAAAGCTGAGGCGGAGATAGCGAGGCTGCGCGAGGATGCTGAACGCTATCGGTGGCTGCGTCCTCGCCTCTACGGATTTGACGCTGAAATTTGCAAAAACGGCTTGGGTGTGGTGTTCAAGTTTCCAGAAAACACTCGTGTCGGCGTAGGAGATTCTCTTGACGCCGCCATCGACGCGGCGCGAAAGGGGCGGGAATGAAAATTGAACTGACACCGGCAGTAATTGCTTGTCTCAAGCGTGGCCTAAATTGCTGGCCTGAGCAGAACAATGCGGAGGGTGCTGAGATACGGGAAATACTGAGGCAAGCGGAAGAAGTTAAATTACGGATTGGGGAGGATGTATGAGTAGAGATAAAGATTACGCCGAGTATTGCTTAAAGGCTGGGATTGAAAACCGCAATTTCAGCACCGACACTTTAGGTTCTATGGTTCCGCCCGAACAGCAAAAAAATTACTACCACAACGTAGCCCAACGGGAAGATATGCGACCACCTACACCCACAAGCCCAATCAGGAATGCAGTAGAGTTGCTAGACCAGCGCGTAAGTCAGTTGCAAGCGGTAACGGAGAGACTGTTTAGTAGCTTGAAGCCGGTCACGACCAACACCGACGATAACCGCCCCGCCGAGACACGCGTTTCAAAAGAGGGTAATTCACCGCTGAACATTGACCTTAACGCAACGGCAGACCGGCTTGAGGTTATCACAGCGGCATTGCAGTTGCAGGTTGACAGGTTGGAGGCGTGAGATGACGACGCACTACGAAGGATGCTACGACAGCGGGCCACGGCATTACGAGTGTGCGTTGCTAGAAGTAAAACGGTTGCAAGAAGTGAATACGAAGAGAGACATCATAAGTGCATCGGTAGAACTACGCCGCCTGCACCAATGCCTGAGAAACGTCTATGAAGTATGGGCGGGGAGCGAGGGAATACCCGCGCCGACAGTAGCGAGTGATGCCTACTTGTTGAGCCTTATTGAACAAATGCGGGATGCCGCGAAGGAGGGGTTGAGATGAATAAAGACGATATGCTGGAACGCATTTTGAGAGGCATTAAACGAATTGAAGCAAAGCAAAATAAGCCGTGGGTCGGTCTGACGGATGATGTATGAGCGAATATAAATTCGTGTTTAAGATAACAAACGAGAACAAAGCCAAAATGGAGTTAAGCGGGACTATCAGCGAGTCAGCGAAGGATGCAATCCTTACGATTCTGATGACTGCCGACCCTGATTTAATTTGGGCTTCGGTCAAAGTGAGAGAAATTAAAAAGCTGCAAGCATTGCGAAAGCTGGTAACGGAGAAAAACACATGACAATTGCATGGTACGACCCCACGAACCACCACGTTAGTACAGACAAGCACGACCCTTTGTTTACACCACTTGGGGAAATATGGCTTTTGGATGCGGAGCGTGAATGGGTAGGGCTGACGGACGAGGATATCAAAGACATCGTGGGGCGCAATGACTCCGGTGTGATTGGTGCTTATACGCGAAAGCTGTTTAAACAGATAGAAGATAAGTTACGGGAGAAGAACGGTGGCTAAATTACCTTACACATACACGATCTGCCCACCGAACGATGCACCAAAACTATTCACCGCAGCGTCAACAGAGATGTTGTTGCTGGTTAAGCAAAGTTTAAACGGTGACCTGACGATTGATGACAGGCAGCGCGGCTTGTGGCAGTCGTGGGAAGGAAGGCCGATGGGGGCAAATATCGAAGACCTAATGGAAGCGGCAAGAAAAGAGAGGACAAAATGATCTGGTCTGAACAAACCATACCGGAGCGCGTAGCTGCCTTGCGGCGTCATTATGAACGTATAGCTTGTTGTTTGTATCCCAATGGGGTTCCGATGGAGGCTTATAAAACAGACGAGAAGAGGCACGATCTATATCAAGACTACATGACTTTTGCCAATCAACTTAACACGATACTAGAGAAAAAATGAAACTTAAAATGGCTGCATATGACTTGGTTGTTTTAGAAAATGACATACAGGAACGCTTGGAAACGTTCAGCACACTTGAAAAGGCAATAGCGTATGGTAAGTGCTTAATAGATGCTGGAAAAGAACGTCGTTGGGCTGACAAAGGTAGGGATGGTTTGTCGGTTAGTGGCCCATACAAACTACGTATCAACCCAGTGTTTAAACAGGAGAAGGAATGAGCGATCATCCATTAGGGTTTAATTTTGCGGCTGCTTTGGAGGGGGCAGCAGACCACCCACTGATATACACGGACAACCGTTTGGTTGGCGGCAACCCAGACCAAGTAGATGGTTACTGGGACGCGAAAGAAGAAGCCATTGTAAATTTTGCGGTGCAGCTTTCAGAGATGGCACACGCCGCGCAACATCACTTTTTATTTGTACGCAGAGCGCCGGAACTTGTGCAAGCAAATCAGTTTGAGGGCGGGACTAAGTGGAGAATGATTGGCAGGTTTTCAATTGCAAAACTTAAGGAGAACACATGATACTGACACGGGACGAAATGTGTAAAGACATGCTCAGGATGTTATGGGAGGCCGTTGATGAAGTTGCCACACCTGAGACAAGGGACGAGGTAGCGGGGAAAGTATTGGAGGCGTTCGGCGGCTATATGTTTAGAGGGCCGATAGATAGGGGAGAGAAGAACGATGATTGACCTTCTCATAGAGTTCTCGCCGGTAGTCTGTCTGCTGGTGGTCGGCATCATTGTCGTGATTGCGGAATACATAACACTGAGGAAATGAGATGAAATTTTTAGAATGGATTAGACAACTGTACACACCCGCGACTTGCGAAGAGTTGATGGTGCGGGAACTGGATACGGCGAGGAGGGATTTGCTGCTGGCAGAGACAGCAAAAGATTATGCAGAAAGCATGGTGTTATACAACAATCAGAGAATTGAGCGGCTGACAACTGCGCTGAAGGAGTGCCTGTAATGCGAACCCCGTCGATGTCAGAACTAGCTGGAACCGCTGCTGAGAAAATAACTAACCGTAAGTGGTGCGGGCATTGCCAGACTTATAAGATGATGGAGAACGGAGTAACGCGGGTGGTAAAGGGTAGGAAATACTGGAAGTGCGATTCATGTAGTGGGAAGAAATAAACAAGGATAATAACGATGAACATCGGACAGGTATTAAACATATACAAGGCTCATCTGGACGCGACCATAACTAAGCAGAGGGGGTTGATCGCCATTCGCAAACTGAAGCAGCTTAACAAGTATGAAGTAAGGGCTGTGTCAGTCCACATACAGGACTACATAGACAGCAGGAAAGTCTCAGCCGGGACGATCAACCGGGAGTTGGGCGTTCTTCAATCCGCGCTACGCTACTCGTTTAAACGGGGCAGCATAGACTTCCTACCCTCCATCCAGAAGCTCCCTTCTCCACCGCCGCGTTCCCAATTTCTGACAGAGGAGGACATAATCATCCTTCTGTCCGAGACGGAGAAGAATCCAGAGTTGGACAAGTTCACCCGTATAGCTTTGATGACCGGGCAGCGGAAGGAAGCTATCGTTAATCTCCGATGGGATCAGATTGACTTCAAAGCCAACATCATCGACTTCAATGACTACACAGCGCCCTTGGCGCATAGAATGAAGGGTAGGGGTATCGTGCCTATGTCCACGACGCTCCGTGCGTTTCTAGGGGCATTGCCACGCGATACAGATAGGGTTCTGAAGTCTAAAAGCATTGATAAGCAATGGAAGACAATGATTAAAAGGACTAAGTTCAAGATTACCCCCCATGTGCTGCGGCACACGGTGGCTACCACGCTCGCCATGAAGTCTGTTCCTATGGCTCAGATTGCCAAGCTGCTGGGACACAGGAACACCCAGATCACGGAGAGGGTGTATGCCAAATATTCTCCGGACTTTTGTAAGGAGGCGGTCGAATACCTATGCGTTTAAACGACGAGGAGGGGGAGTTGAGCTACAACAGCCGGAAGGTCAAGGTGCTGGAGAAATCACTAAAGCGCAAACCGACATGGCAAGAGATGCTGGCTGAGATAGATGAATACGAGGATGAGAATGGACGGGATGACGAAGAAGGAATGGTTTAAAGCCATCTCGGACTTGGGATGCATAGTGTGTTTAAACGAGTATGGCATCAAGTCAGACCCGGACATCCACCACCTCCTGAAGAACGGGAAGAAGATTGATGACCTCCATACCATTCCTCTCTGCCCCACTCACCACAGATTCGGGGTGAACAACGATCAAGCTGTTTCCCGACATCCTTGGCGGGTGGAGTTTGAGCGCCGCTATGGGACAGAGATGGAGCTACTGGCGAATACCAAGAGCCTTATTGCGTGACCATAGCGCGGATACCCTTAATGCTCTCGGTCAACTTAATCTCAGCCATACGTATGTTATCCAAGGTTTCACGCTTCTGATCTGGTGGCATCGATTTAGAAAAGTTAACTATATTCCGTAGCTTACGCATCTCGGATAACTTATCACCTATATTCGACACTATTTGCTTGGCTCCAAGCAGCTTCCCGTTCGTCTTCATGTATTCAATATACTGCTCTGGATTGCCACGCTTTTGCAATTCATCCTGCGTTGCGACCACCATATCCACTTGCTTTTTGAATTCATAGAAAGCATCGATAGACCCACCGGCTTTGTCTGAAGCAAAGAAGCGTTTCAGTATGGGTGTCTGCTCCAGAGACATAGAAGCCTTTGCTCCATCGTCTTCTGTGCGGATCATCGCTGAGATAGCCGAGGCTGCATACATACCCATTGCGCCGGTATACCCCTGCAAGACATGGTCAATCTTCATCGGAGACATACCGGTCAGATCACCCATCTTTTTAGCAACAAGTGAGGTGCCTTCACGCAACTGGAACTGCGGATCAAGTTTTTCCATACCCCTTCCGATAACTGGGTTACCAGTGAAGAAGGAATAGTCAATCCAGTAGGCTTCTACCAGCGGTAACATCGCCTGTGGAATTGGGTTCATTTTCAATGTTGATAAAATATTGCGGCCTGCCGAGTCAGCAAGGTCTGCCCCAGTATCGTTACCGAATGTGTATTCCAGTATCCGCTCTGGAAGAACTTTGAATATAGTGCCAATCTCAAACGGAATGGGTACCTTAACACTGCCAATGATCCAGTTGTTATCTCGCGTTTCTTTGCTGGCACGTTTCCATTCATCTGTATCGCGGGCGAGCATCCAGTAGGCAATGCTCATTCCCATGATATACATGGCCCGACGAGCGAATAGCTTCTGCTGCGTCTTGGCGCTGGCACTAGCAAGTCTGCCTGTCCCTGCGCGATACAACACATCCAAACCTTGGACGCGAGCGTTAAAGAACGGCACGAGTGCCGAAACAACTTGGATTATCGGGTTTGACCCCATGCGCCCGTAGTTCATCACCTCAAGTGCTTGATAGACCGCTTCTGCCTCGTTACCATTTGTTGACTTCATAACCCTAGCGTAAATCTCTGATCGGGTAGCCAAGTCAGAAGCTGTGGTGCCAGCCTCAAGTGCGCTCCATACCTTTGAAACGGGCCATAAGGCTTTCTGCCAACCAGTCTTGATACCTGCCTTCTCGTTTAAAGCTGCTGATACTGCTTTCGCGCTGGCTTTGACATCACCAGAAAATTCATAACCACCGCCTATACCAGCCGCCATAAGAGCTTTTGCTTCAGGAGATTGGTTGGCTAATATCTTTGCTGCCTGTTTAAACGTGTCAATGATTGGAATCATATTCACGCCGGATGTCACGTAGGCTTGGGCTGAATCCCGGAACAAGTTGGCAAGCATGAATCCGGGGTCTTTGGTTACCAAGTCCCGAAGCACCTTTGTTGGGTAAGACATAAATTTAAGCACAGACCCCATCTCTGTGGTGCCTAAACCCTTCATCGCTTCAACCAGCAGGATGTCTGCCACCTTGTAACGGACATCGACTCCATTCTCCCGGACATGGATAACATCAGCCGCGTCCTTTTCATAAGGCAATAACTTCCTTGCCATGTCAGTCATACCGGGACTGTTTGTCCGCATCGCATCGCGGGCTATGCGTTGAGACGCCACGTTCTTCATGCCGTTCTCAATTGCAGACCGAGAATTGAGAATGATAGTTTCTAGAAAATCAGCGATCTTTACGTCCGATCCTTTTAATATCGGCGTTGGTTTAACGCCAGAAAAGTTCTGGAATAGCTTCGGCCCAAGTGTTTCTTCTCCATTGATTTGACGATAGAAGGGTATGTAGTCCGAATAGATCATCCACTTACGACCCATCTCTGGTGTAAGGACTCCGGTGTCTACTTGAAACTTGACCAGCGCCTCATTGTATTTCTGGTAGTCCTTGAAAACGGCGTCAAATTCAGGATACGCAATCCCATAATCTCTGCCCTTTTGGAAATCAGCTTTAGTGAATAACTTCTCCCTCCCTTCACCGGCAAACCGCTCCCCGCGCCGCGTAGCAGAATAGAACTGGAATATCTGCCAGATCATCGGGTCTTTGTACTTGTTCAGTAACGGCTCGAATATGGGGATCAATCCCTTCACCGTCCCGTTTAAATCGCTTACGCTGGTGAAACCCTTGGCGTATACCGGCACTCCGCGTTTAAACGACTCAGCGGCGATCCCAGAAGCCCTCTGGGACTGCAATGCTGCGGCAGTGGCAGACACATCAGCCAGTAATTCATTGTAGCCAGCATATCGCGGGTCAACAGATACCTTCATTGTCTGCCGCTCAATAGCTTCTAAGCGATTGATCAGTTGGGCGCGTAGCTTGACTCGGCTGTCAGGTGAGATTGCAGCAGCGAGGCGCTTTGCGAAGCCCACCTCTTCACGGACATGGGTCTTGCTGTTTAGGTTAGTTAAGTCAGCCTGACCGAATTTAGTGATGAAGTCATCGCGGAGAGAGTAGCGAGGCACACCACTTAGTATTTCACGCGCCTTCCGCAGTTCTTCCGTGCGATTATCGAATGAGGATGCAATGGGGCGCACTGTGCCATCATCAGCCACCTGATAGCGATTGTAACCACCCTTGCCATAGATAACATTGTTACTCATATCCGCGACTTCGCCGCCAGCGTCAATTGTTTCTTTGTATTCGCGCTGGATAGCCTTTACACCATACCGGCCCACCCCGTTCGATTCGGCGGTGTGCTGTTTCACAAACTCAAGTCCTTCTACCTCGCCTATGCGGGCTATCAGGTCGTCATCCATTATCTTAGCGGGGTCAGAGAGGCTGTAACGTATGTCTTTACTCTTCGGAGAGAATGTTCCCCTGTTGCCTGTGGCAGACTTGATCTGCTCCGAATCAAAGGCATTAACCTCTACAAAGTTTCCCTCTGAGTCTTTAACTACAATCCCATCATACCCAGCCTTCTTCAACGCTCTTTGTATAGATATGCCAGACATATCCATGAGGCGTTTGCCATCGGTAATAGACTGGATTTCATTGTTTAAGGCATTGTTTATTTCTTTTGAACCCGCTGAATCCAATCTGAAATAATTCTTATCAAATGTATCTTTGGACTCACCGGATATTTGTTCTCTTAAAAGAGTTCGTGCGCTCTTACCTTCGATAACCTTAGAAGATAAATTTATGTAAAAGGGATTGCTCATAGAAATATAAATGGGCATTACCGCGCCACTGGGGGCAAAACTTTCCGCGTATTTTTCTATGGAGGTAGTGTAGATTCCTTTCCCCATCTTCCCGTCATCAGAGCTTCTGAATTGACTAAAGATGCCTTCGCTATCTTCAGGCGGAGTGGTGCCGTGATACATCAACATTGGCTTGCCATCTTTGTCCACTATTGCCGAGTCACCAAATCCCCGCCAGAAGTTCTTGATTCCTTCTAGCGTGTTGAAAATGGGTCTGCCACGGGAGTCCGTAGTGGGACGGTTTACTCCGTCGATGTAGACGGTGTCTTGGAGGGATTGCTTCCCGCCTACTTTTTTTAATGAAGGGGAAATATAGCTTTTTTCTTCAATATTTAAATTGCCATTCTTGATACTGGCTATGGTTTGACTTGCCGCGTCTGAGTAATCAGCGGGTGCTGCCTTGCTATTGGCGGCACCAAACTTTCTGTAGATATCTTTTTCTTGAAACCAAAGAAGAGCCTGAAGATCAGCTATCTCAACATTAATACCTAATTCATTCTTTAGGATATCCCGCGATTCTTCTATTACCTCTTGCTGAAACAGTCCCTCGGAAACGCTGCGTGGCGCTGCCACAAGTTTTGAAGAATTTTCAAAAAAGTTCTTAGCTGCCGCATTTAGCGGTGTCCGGCGATAGAATTGAGCGCCAGCATATTCCGTATGTAATGCCGAAGCAAAATCAAAAAGGTTATCTGGATCGCCATTTAAGTTCTCTTGAATCTTTTCAGGTAGGCTATTGCCTATCCATGAGAAATGAGATTTTTGCGTATTAACTGCTTGTTTCTTTTCTTTGTTAATTCTTGCTACATCTCTCTTATATGAATCGCTGCCTTTCTTCAAAGACATCTTGAGCTTTTCTTGGCGCTTAATTTCTTTTAGATCGGCATATATTTTAGCTAAAGCAGGGTCAGAGTTGATTTTTTTGTTTACAGAAAATCCTTCACTCTTCCACTTCTCTTCAATGTTTTTTAATTTATCTGATGCGGCATTGTAATCACGCGAAGCAGAATCTTGAAGAGCAGCCATATCTTTTTCTTTTTCAACTACAGACTTTGCTGCCCTGTCGTAACGAAAGACCTCATCTAAACCATGTTTAGTAAGTTTCCACTCTCCGCTTCCAGATTGTCTCCATGTATCAGAAAATTCTTTTTCAATGGCAGACCTAAATGCCATCATCTGCTTGGCTTCAAGCGTTGCATCTTTTCTATACACGAACCCCAAAACTCTATTCCAAGTTCTGGAAAACCAAAGATCAGCGGTTAGTGTTGAAAAATCTCCATATAGATTATTGGCAAATGAACCAATCTTAGGCCCGAATAAAGACCATCCGCGAGAAACCCGTTCGGCAGCACCAGCAACCTTTACTTTGGCGAGCTTGCCTTCATCATTGTATAGCTCCAGATTTTTTAATTTGGTAGATACAAGTTTGTTTAATTCCTTGACTGTGCTTTTGTTTAGCATCAGTGCTTCGGCTTCTTTCCAACCACCAAGCTCATCAATTATTTCTTGAAACTTTTTCAAGTTCCATTCTATGGCGTTATGCTTATCACCAAGAAGGTTCGGCGCATGTTGCGGATTTATTTTCCCAAAGGTTAGGAAATTGGTTTCCGCTCTCCGAATGCTGCCATAGTATGTCGCTGCGGCTTTGAAGTTAGCCACAACATCCATGCCTTGTGAAGTGATGGCAAGAATCCCATTGAATAAGAATCTTGCTTGTTTGTTTGTTGGATTGCCTTTGGCATCAACAGACAGTTCTGGGAAGATAGAAGACATTTTTTCCAAAGCTATTTTCAGGGTTTTTTCATACCACCCCTGTGCCTTCTTCAACGACTCTGGAGAACCTTCTATATTTTCCCGTTCTATGCGCCTTTTGACTTCATCAGCAAATACGGCAGCAACGGCTTTTCTAGCTTTTTCCGAATGATCCCCCGGCTCAACTTGACCTTGGACAGTAGAACGGTTTGCCAAGATTGATCCAACATCCGAAATAGATGGCTTGGTTTCTCCTGATTTAGATGGCAGAACATTAACTATTTCGCCATCGTACAGAACTGGCGCGACAGACCCTTTAGCCGATTTTGGATAAAGTGCTTCACGCAGATATTGCGTCTGCGCTTCATTTAATCCGTATCGGAGCGCGAACCTGTCTGGGGAGACTCTGTAGCCTTCGCCGGAGATACTTTTGACATATGGGGCAAGAAACTTGTCAACGAGTAGTTTCCAAGAACTCCCTGCATAAACGGGTGATCCAGTGGTAGCGTCTTTGCTCCGATCTTCTCCGCTGCCTTCTTCGCGTCCTTCGCTTGTATACCCTTTTGGAAGATTTGCGTCATATAAGTCACTCGATAGGTTAAATGATATTACGTTGTTTAGCCCGGATTCTTGGCTAATTTTTTGCAGCGTTTGATTCCAATCGCCAATCTCTGATTTATCTCCAAAATAATGGAAAACAAATCCATCACCTTTAACCGCCTCGGTGTAGTCTAACCCAACTTTTTTAGCAGCGGTAATAAATCGCGTTGCGTCTTCTTCTGAAATTTTAGATAAGTTTTTATTTGTAATGATTGCACTGGGAATAACAAATTGGTTCTCGTCGGTTACATCAATTGGTATTCTATGAACAACTTGATCTTGAACAAAACCAACACCCAAGAATAACGATAGTTTGTTGGCAACATCCGTTGTCATGTTATCGGCTGTCATTGCAAATGATAGTTCTGGATTACCCTCGAATGACCCGCGCACAGTTTGAAACTGAAAGTTCTTTAATCCAAATTCTTTGGCAATCCATTTTTTGTTTTTTTGTAGTAACTCTACAGCCTTAGCATGGATGTTTTCTTTGTTTATCTGATTGGCTGTTTTATCTCCTACTTTTGCTGTTCTTTGCAAATAGGATGGCAATGCTGTTGAACCAAAATCTGCATTTATAGAGCCGCGTATTTGTTCAAATAACTTTGAAAGGTCTACGTTAGAAAGCCCGCTTGTTTTTTCGCTAATGTCTGATTCAGAAACTTTGTTTCGTTTGTAATAATCCCTAAGTAACTGCACTCCATTTTTCCCAAGCTCATCTGCCGCACGGTCTTTTGCTACGCGCTCCCATTTGGATGTGCTTTCTTCACCAGAATTCTCTGCTGCATATTTTGTTACCAGACCACTTGCTAATTTAGCAAAGTCTTGAGTGGCTTCATCTACCGTTGTCCCTTTGTATGAAAAATTACCTTGTTCATACCTGCCAGCGCCGGGATTGGCTGAAACAATTGCAAGAGGAACGCTTTCACTCTTTATTAACGCAGCTTCTTTTTGTTTTGGATTCAGGGCATAGCGCGGCGCAGCACCAGTCTCCGCTTGCCGGGTGGGTTTCATCTGCCCTGCTTCTACCCGTTTAAACACATCATCTGCGGTCTGGAATCCCAGTCCGGACAGTTGATTACCCAGCCCTTCCAGTAACGCCTTCACCTTCCGGTAGATGTTCCCGATGATGTTGGCTGGCGGCTTGGTCGCGTTGAAGTATTTAAACGCGTCAGCTATCGCTTCCTCAATGATGTATTCATCGAAGCCAGCGATGGACGGGTTCGTCTCAAGGTAAATCTTTTTATAGGTATCATAATAATTGCTATCCCCGATTTTGCGCTGGCGAAGGAATTGATTGACCCATTGCTTCTTCGCGTAGCTCTCCAGCAGGCTCCATTCCTGTTTAGTGAAAGCTCCAAGCTCTTTCAGGGCATGGATGGTTTCATGCCGCAGCGCTCCCATAGGGTTGGCTGCTTGCATGGATATGAATATGAGTTTCTCGGCATAAGCACCGTCACTAGACCCCTGTCCATTCTCGATGGAGTCCATGATCCGTAGACCGGTGTTCTCCAGACCCACCTTCTTTAGGAACGGAAGCAGCTTCTCGCGCAGGGCTTCTCGCGCCGCGTCGAGGGCTTCAGGCTTGGGACTGGTTGTCCCAGCAGTTGGCTCCGCAGCCAAGGCTTGATTAAGGTCTTCCTTGGTCTTGAAATACTCCGCTGGCTTGCCCTGTTTAAACAGGGTGAACCCTTCGTCTGACTCCTTCGCGGGGGTGATGGAGATGTCACCTGAGAAGGCGCTTCCCTTCTGTTTCACCTCGTCTATCTGCGCCTGTATGAGAGCGTTGTTCTCATTCACTTGGGCTGACAGGGTGGCGTATTCTGGAGAAAGAGCTTCACCAGCAGCCTCCAGCTTCTCTTTGGAGGTATTGTTGGTGTCTATCTTCTTCTGGAGGGCTTCTATCTCTTTGGTATTGGCTTCAGTGGAGCCAGCCGTTATCTTGGATAGCCGGTAAGCCTTCTGCCCTACCTCTTCGGCAGACAGTGGCTCCGGGTTGAGGACGGTATCTCCACGGGAGATGTTGAACATATCCTGTTTAAACTGCCCAGCACGAACCTCAACCCCTTGGGGCATCCCCGTGGGCTTGGTGAACTTGGTTGCCAAGGCTTCCGCAACGGTAGCAGTCCCGGCATCCTCGGCGTTTAAACGCTCTGCTGCCTTGTCCGCGATGGCTTTCTCTACCGTGTTAAACAGAACCTTGCCGTTTGCATCGGTAACATTGAAAACCGGGTTGGAGTTGGCAACGATTTCACCGCTAGTGATCGCTTGATTGAGATACGCCGAAACCTCGGCTTCGTTCTCAATGCCAAATGCCTTGAAGATTTCCCCCAGTTTGGAGGAATCTGTGAGTCCGGAATCAGGGATGGCTGCGGTAAGCCCCTTAATCACCGCGCCATACTTGTCAGGATCGATCTGGGGCGCTTCCGGAGGCGGAGGTGGGGGTTGGGCAGGGTATATCTTAGTTAAGTTGCCATAGCCACCGCCAACAGCACCAACAGCGGCTCCCGTTATAAGGCCCATTGCACCAGCCTCGCTAACGCCTTCCATCAGGGGTTTGTTGGTAGCCCAGTTCTGCCACATCTTTTCCTGCATGGATTGGGGGAGTTCCTCAAGAACACCCTCGGAAATGCCAGACCCAATAACTGACCTTATAAACCCAGCCTTTGCCGCGCCAGCCTCTGCCGCGCCAGCACCACCTCTTGCCAGCATGGTGTCTACATCGTTCAAGCCAATACGCTGTCCTAGCTTTGACCCAGCTATCTTGCCACCCAAAATACCAAAGGCGGCGGTTCCAGCGCCGGAACCAAGAGCAGCCAAGGACTGGAGTGGAGCTAACAGCTTATCCGGAGATTCTTCTCGGATTTGCTCTGCGGCAGACCCAGCCCCCAGCATCCCTTCACCAAGACCGCCAGCTACCGCAGCAGAGAGTTTTGGAGCAGCAGCCATCACCCCTCTTGCTATACCCATACCACCTAGCATCTGGGGTATAGACTCTGTTGCAGACTGGAGTATTGTGCTTGGGTTCCGAACGGCAGCTTGCAGGGTGGGGATAAATCCCTTGGCTTCGGATACCTGTTTAAACGCTTCCTTTTGCGCCGGGGAGTATTCTTCTTTAAGAAATTTCTTGGCTTCTTCTGGGCGATACCCCAAGGATTCAAGACCCTTCCCTATTGCTCCGCCAGTCGGTATGTCAAGCAGACCAACAACCGATTGAGGTAATCCAATAGCTCCGCTTAAAGCGGATATCCCTATATCCTTGAGCGTCCCGCCAAAGGTGCGTTCAGTTTTCTCAACCGGGGCGGCTTCTGTGGGAGCAACGGTTGGTTCAGGCTCTTGATTAACTCTGGAATTTTGTTCTTCCCGCTTAATCATGCCAACTATTATTTTGGCATCTTCAGCATTATTGTCTGCATCAGCTTGTTTTAAAGCGCCATAAAGTCTTTGTAAGGATGGCATGACTATATTCCATATTTTTTTGTCATAGCTACTTCTTCAGGGGACGGAACATAACCATTATATGGCCCCATTTTAAATTCATTTTGCAATTCTATTCTTTTCGCTGCTTCAGCAGCAGCATAATTTTTTGGGTTATTCATAGATAGAAAAGTTTGTGAAGGTTCTGCTTTCCATTTATCCATTGCTTTTTCTACTGCTACTTTAAGCTGTGATTGACGATATTCATGTTTTTCTCTTTCGGCATTCTCTCTTTGGTTCGCAAGCAATTGTTGATTTTGTTTTAACTCTTGCCCACGTTGTTTTATGCCAAAAAGAGAAGTTAAGCGGGTTAAATAACGATCATCAGCGGCTTGTTCTTTTTCTTCCGCTCGTTGTGTAAAGGTTCGATAGCTCTCAATATCACCGCGCTTCTCTGCACGACGAGCTTTATCAATCTCAAGCTGAGATTGGTTCAATTCAGTTTGACGTTTGCTATATGCATTCAATGCGCTGTTTGCTTGTTCAACTCCTATTCCTGCTCCAGCAGCAAAGTTTTGAAGAGCATACCTAGATTTACCAGCACCCATAGAAAAGAAGCCGGTAGCTGCCGACATCCACAAGCCAACATCACGATCCTGTTTTGCTTGACCCGCAAGAGAGGCAAGACGATCAACTTGCTCTTTGCCAAACTCATCCTTTAATCCAAATTCATCACGATCCGCTTTAAACTGCTTCAGTCTATCTTCTCGCGTAACAGGCACTCGATTTCTATGAGCATCTATGATCGATTTAATTTCATCGGTAAGGAACTTATCATCAGAAAACGGTTTTGGTTTGGACGCGTCTTCTGGTTTGGCTACGTCTGAAACAGGAGTCGCGTCTGCACCGGGTTTTGGTGCTGTGGAACTAAAGCCTTTTTCAACGCCTGTAATGTGGGGAAGTTTCCCGCCTTTTAAGTCGGCGTAGTTTACAACTTCAGGTTTATTATTTTCTGCTCTATTCGCATCTGAATACGGAGTAAATGAATCAGTAGTCATCGGGGGTTCATTACCAGTGACAGCGCCATACGCTCTTGATGCAGCCCTTGGAATTAAAGTAGCCCAATCCTTGAGCGCGGCAACACCAGAGTCAGCAAAACCTATGATTCCCCTTCCTGCGGCTTTTAATGCTTCATTATCGCTTTTAGCCTGAAGTTCACTTGGGGTAAGCGTTGCTTTTATGCCGGTGGGGGCTTGAGGAACCTCTGCGGCGTTGGCGTCACTAGTGTCGGTAACCGTGCTTAAAATTCTTGACGCGATACCAGTTTTTGGCGGTGCTGCGGGTTCTGTAACTCTAGTATTTTGGGGGGCAACTAAAGCGACATATTTTTTTGTTTCGTTTGGTGCTGTATCCATCCAATTAAATATTTTGTCGGGGTTAGCTTTAGCTTTAACTTGAGCTTGAGCTTTAGCGTTGTCTACATTACCTGTTCCCCAGTTATATCTTGCCGCGCCTTCCGCTATATTGCCGTTAGACACGTTTACCATAGCTCTAAAATAGTCTTTACCAGCACGTAGGTGTTCTTCTCTAGAATTGTCTCTGGGGGGAACAACACCAAAACCGGGTTTTTTTAAAGTTCCGGGCATAAACTGTGCGACACCCATAGCACCACTTTGTTTGTTTGTAAGCATTTTCCCCGTTTCAGGGTCAATATGAACGCCTCCTGATTCTGTGCGAATCAGACGATCAAAAGCTACATCAATAGGATCGCGTTCTGCACTTTCTACCGGATCACCTGCTGCAAACGCAACAATCCCACCACCAGCAAACGCATCCTCATTGTCCATCGCGCCAGCAGGTAGACCACCGATACCAGAATCCATCTGTGCCATTTGCTGCGGCTGACCTTGGGGCTGACCTTGGGGCTGACCTTCTGGTTGCTCTTCGGGTTGTCCTTGTAACTGCGCTATGCCTTTCTGCACATCCTGCGCCACGGTGGTCTGTGGATTGGCTCCCCGCGTGAGTTTTGCTTTCTCTAACTCAGCTTGGGTTTTCTTCAGTTGCATCGCAGCCAGCATCAGGCGCGTCAGATCACCACCAAGGGAAATCTCTTTATTCATGTCGGACTTACCGGAAGCCATATTCTTAGCTGCCAGAAGCTCTGCTGGGGATACCCCCAAACTACCTTGTTGACCGATCATATTCTCTCCTTAACCTCTTGGCTGTGCTGCGCTATACGCGCCAGCAAGACTGCCTAATCCGCCCAGTAACCCCACTGTCTGAGACATCGCGCTAGGCGGGGCTTGATACATTGTAGCTGCGCCACCGGATGTCGGCGTTCCACGGATCAGGTCAGACATAAAGCCAAGCTGTTTATACGGGTAGTTTTGTTGGTTCAGGAAGTCCTGATACTGCTGGCTAAGTCCCTGCTGTTCCTGTGCCTGAACCTGCGCTCCACCCAACGCCTGTGCTTGAGCGATACCCATGTTCTGCTGATAGTTCTGCATACCCAAAGCACCAAGGTTCTGCGCGGCTTGGTTAGCCTGACCATAGCCCTGCAACCCAAGGTTGGCTCCATACTGCTGCGCTTGCTGGGCTTGCTGAAACGCGTTCTGCATACCCTTCGCTTGAGTATCGCTTTGGAGATACCCAAGGTTGCGTTGTGCTTCAGACTGCTCAATAGCTTGACGGGAGCCACCAAATGCTCCTGACCGAGACGCTGCCGCTTGCCGCCCTGTATTAGCAATATCAAACTGCCTTTGGTTTTCTTGCAGTGTTGGGTTGATTGCGGCTTGTGCATACGGCGACATAAACGCTTGCATAGCACTGGGGTCAGTCGCCATCCGGTTGTAGTTACCGCCAGCGTTTAAACTGCCAATACCAGCAGCGCCAGCCATGCCCATCCCCGCCCCAATAGAAGGCGAGGCTTGCATATTCTGGACGCTATTCAGTGCTTGGTTCTGTAGCGGGTTAAACCCAGCGATCCTATTCCCTTGGTATTGCTGGTAAGGATTCTGGTTGATGTCCGTCAGCGCAGAGGCTTTGCCTAGCGTCTCTGTTGCATACGGCATCAACTCTGGAGGGATATTAGTCTGGCTTACCGTCTGGCTAGTCGGCGCGGGGGCGGGCTGCGAGCCGCCGCCACCACCAAAACTTAAACGAAAGAAGTCGCCAACTAGAAAACGAATTATTGTATTGATTAGCATTTTAAAACCTCATTCTTGTAGTCGTCATACCGCTCAAAAACAATTGTCTTCCACATTTCGGGCAATATATCTTTTGCTTTTTCATAACCAACGCACACATGGACAGCGTAAGCAATAATACTCCCCGCCGAATATCTTAAAACATGCCCTATTTCAACACCGTGTTTATCTTTGTTTCTTTCAAAATTGTTGGCTGTTTGGTATGAAGAAACAACCGTTACCCACATGGGTAAAATAGCATTTTGAATACATTGATAAAACGGGTTTGATGGAAGGCAGACAAGACAAATGAAAAAAACCCTATTTATTGCATCTTCCGAAACAAACTTGTCTTTATCAACTAAATCGTCCCATGTATGGGCTAACTCCTCAAATAAATAATACATGGCAAGCGCATCTGTATTACCCCCAAACCACGCTAATTTTTCGTCTTTCATGCCGGTATGAATTTCATCGGGTTAATCTGCTTCCCCTGCTTAGAATTGCCTGTTCTCGCCTTGCGGATATTAGCCATCATCTCATATAACCGCTTGCCACCAGCTTTTGTTGAGCCGTTCCCCAGATGTGACACTACGTCAGCCGGAATGACAAACTCTCCATCAGCCAGTGCCGCACGTTGAGGGCGTTCCCCATTGATTACAGCAGGGATACTATCGCTCATTCCGTCACCGTCACCACTCAACAACTTACCCCCAGCGGCGTACTCAGGTAGAGCCGCAAGACCCCCCATAGCGTAGCGTTTAGACGCTATCGGCCCACCGGCTTTCTCGCTGTTATCACCATGGTAACCAAAAGAACCGTCTTGACTATCCTCTACCACTGGCACTGGCAAATTAGGGTTGGTAGAGTATCTCTGTGTAACCGGGTCGTATATCGTGGGTGACGTAGTGTTGGCAACAACGGGTGCTGCCACAGGCGCTGGCGGGGCGTATGACCTTTGGTTCAGATTAGCAATGTATTCCGAGATACCCGGCTGCACAGGCGCATTGCCGCCAGTCGGTTGAAACAACGGGCTGTTAGCAAAATCACTCATCTGGTATTGCGGCTGCTGATAAGCAGCAGGCAGGTTCGACAGACCACCTTCAGCCATACCTTTAACATCAGCTTTTGCATAACGCTCTAACCACGACGATACGTTCGCATCTATTTCTGCTTGTCCCTTTTCTTCTTTTTTATTGGTGTCAAATTCACGATATCGTCCAAACGCAGCAGATTTATTTGGGTCAGTAGGAACGTCTTCTCTCCAAGACATCTGCCCGCGAGCAGTCATTGGCACATAGGGGGCAGTCTCACCGCCACCATTCAACGCCCTGATACCGCCGCCCGCCGCCACACTAAAAGTTTCACGGGTCTGTGGCCCGTAGCCTTGACCTACGAAGTAAGGTTGTCCCGGTTGACCATAGTTTGGATTAACTGTTCCGGGGTTATAGGAAGTGTTAACGCGCTGATAAGTGCGAGGCGGCAGGTTGTTCAGTCCCGTTCTGGGGTTGAAAGCACCCGCTAATTTAAGCCCCCCAAGGGCAACACCGGCTGCTTGCAGGCGGTTATCTTTGTGGGTTAGGTAACCAAACGGGTCTGTTTTAAAATCTGGTGAGGTAGTAGATGCGGAAGCCGCTCCACTACTCGGAGACATTGCATTTAATTTTAACGGATTACCGACAGTATTAGCGGAAGGATTAAAGTAGTTTTCTACATTCGCATTATAATTATTGGCGGGGGTTGCTGGATTAGTAAGCCAGTTAGTTTTGGGGTCTGTTCCAACAAGCCTTCCCCCCGTTTCTCTAAAACCAACAGAACTTTCCCTGCCAGTTAGGTGATAATCTGGGTTAGCTATCTGCCCCGCCTGTACGGGGGGCGCATCACTAGGCGCCGGAGTCCCGCTTGCTGTTTGGTTCCAATACGGGCTATCGGGGGAAAAAGTCTGTGATGTTGCCAACGGATTATCAAAACCAAACTTATCACTAGGCATCCCCGCTATGGGATTAGCTGTGTTAGCAATTGTATTAACAACAGCATTACCAGAATTTACACCCATGTTTGCGTTATAGGCGCTTGCAGAATCCCCCAATACGCCATCAAGACCCCCCGCATTAATCGCCCCTTCCCCCGCAGCACTACGAGCAGCCCCAAAGATACCTCCACCTATACCGCCCATCAATAACCCCTGCCCAATGTTATCGAACGGGTCATTCCCGCGTATCACGTTCATGCCGATAGTTGTCGCGCCTCCCATCATTGCGCCAGCAAGCATCGTTGTCCCAATGCCAACCGCCCCCGTAGTGCCTAACATCGCTGCTGCCGCGCCAATAAAAGACATACTATTCTCCCTCTTCCAGTAACAGAGTATTGTCCACTAGCATATCCTCTAGCTTCTCAATGTCGGTTTCGTCCGTTGAAAAAATGTTTTGAAACCGGACTGTTTCTATAATGTAAGCAGTCTTCCGGCCTTTCTTTGCCATAAACACACAGGGTGCGACTACATCCATCCTATCCCCATCTTCATTAACAACAATCATGCGCCCCGAAATCATGTTGCACATATGCTCAGTCTTATGGGGTTTACCAACAACAACAGTTCCTGCTGGCATTACAACTTCCCGGATGTATATACTGGGGCCGAAGTGATGCGTTACAGGGCAGTCAACCTGTGGTTGCTTTAATACCTCCAGAGCAAGTGCGTTTAAACGCCCAGTTGCAACTCCGGTAGGATTCTGCCCTGTAACTTCTGTGTTCATATCCCAGCCATTATCTTGAACTCAGGACGATCGGACTGCTGGACACTAGCACCGGCAGCTTGAATTGCCTGCATGATGTCTCGGTCTTCTTTATTCATATAAATAACGCTAATACCACTCTGTTTTAGCTTGTCGATAAACACTTTAACGTCGTCCATAAACTCAGGCATCTTACTAACAGTGTAGAAATAAACCTGTGCGGCATTCTGGCTAATAGGCTTCATCGACATCATGGTGTTGCCAACGCGGGTAAACTTCGCTCCATCCTTAACCACCGCCTGAATCATTTGCGGAACCTGTTCCGGCTTCATGCCAAGATGGACAAGATAAGTCCTGATAATATCTATCTCGCGGATACCAGTATTGCCACGGTCTAAACCGGAAATCCCCTGCGGGGCTACTTGATCCATATGAACCTCAATTTGGTAGGTTTTGTCAATAATATCATTACGGTAGCGCCGATACAAAAGTTAGCGTGGCTATGACAGAGGCGGTTGCAGGGCGGGTTGGACTGGTTCCAGCAACCAAAGAAGTGATGTAAGCGTCCACATCTGGGGTAGACCACCATAACTCTACATATTCATTCGCCTGTAGCTCCACCAAGTAGTTCCAAGCTGAAATACCGCCGCCATCAAAAGCACCGTGTTTGGCGCTAATGGATTCCCTACCAGTAGACCCCGGTACATCTGTGTCGTTTACGCGTATCCAAACGCTAATTTCGTGAATAG